CGATCGGATTCAGTTACAGCACCACCCTTCATAATCTTGCTAAGAAGCGCTGTAAATTGGGTAAAAGAAGCGCTTTCGGTACCTTCAAGTCTGTAGTAGATAAGCGTGGCGCTACCTGTTGCGCCTTTAACCCCAGGGGTAAAGGTATTAACGGTGCTGTCAATGGCGTTAGTGGACAGCAACTCAACCGTAGTGTCCAGAGACCAGTCTCGAATCTTGGCAACGGGTTTTCCGCTGAAGACTAGAGATCCGGTGCGCCCTGTAAAAAAAGCCATGGAAGGTACGTCTCGTGCAGTGCCTTTAGTTTAACGGCGACTTAGGCGACAGCTATCAGCTCGATTGAAACTGAACAGCGCCCGGCGTAAAAGTGCTGGATCTTGGGCTCAGTTTCGTAGCGCCAGCGTGTGCCAGGTGGTGCGTTTAACCCTGTGGTGTTGGGCCAGCCAGTAAAAATTACAGTCGGCAGCGTAAAGGTACGTAGGGTGCCGTAAGTACTATTGTAGTCATCTAAAAACAGTTGTCCGCTAGCGTTGGTGATATTTGTGTAGGTCAAGCTCAGCTTGGCATTGGTGCGCTGACTGCCGTACAAAATGCGGATTTCGGTACCAGATTGCGAGTTGAAACGCTTAGTCGGCCAGTCACCTGGGCTGAAGTCGCGGCTGGTTGGTCGTAGTGCAGGAAATGCCATTACTCAAGCACCCGGAACGCAGCCTCGTTTAGCACGTCCTTTGCCACAATGCTAGCTCCAGTGTTGTCGACCGGAACCTCCACAGCGCTGACGTTGACGAGACCGTCTTCGTCGATGGTCAGTTGTTCCACTTGGTACATTCCGACACTGGCTTCCAAGCTGAGCAGCGTGAACAAACATCCGTACAGCGTTGAATCTGTGACGGCATTATTTGCGATGGCGATTCGTTGCTCTGTTACAGCGCCTGTGGAAGGGTTGTAGACCAGAGCGTCGTAGGTGCCGTTGGTGATGGTTGTGATGCTGACCAAGGTGCCAGCATCCGTGATGCCGCCGTTGTTGGTGGCGCTGTAGCTGGTGGATTCGGTGATTACACGGATGTAAGAGCCGGGTTGGATGCCAAGGGCGTCGGGCACAGTTTTAAAACTAACGGTGTGGGTGACGCGGCGGCGGATGCTTAGCAAGAAACGAGCAGTTAGTAACGCTTGGGCGCGATTGGTGCAGAAGTCGGTTAAATCGAAGGTCTGTTGAGTGGTGGAGCGGCTGCCTTCGGGGATGTCGGCCCAGTCGACCAAAGCGGAGGCTTGTGTCGGCAGATCGTTTTCGACGGTGATGCGCCAAGTGACCAAGGCGCGGAAGTTGGTGCGTTGGGCGGCATCGATGTACTGAACTTGCAAACTGTCTTGGATAATGTTGCCGGCAGTAAAAATTTGATCAACAGCAATAGGGGTGGTGCTGATCTGGTAGCTGCTGTTGTAGGGCAGCGCCGGCATCATGCCGAAACGGCCGTTTTTGATCGTGAAGTTGCAGAGCTGTAGGGCTGCGTTGTCGTAAAGGAACGAGCGCAGGCTGTCGCTGTCTTCCACCACGCCATCGAAGAAGATCTTGTTGGCACGTAGGTATTGGGCGGTTGTGGTGAGTGATTCGATGTCGATCAGCTCTGTTGGAACGACGTTGCCGACACCTTGGCTCTTGCTGGTCAGGAGATAGTAGACAAGATCGGCGAAAAGGTTGCTGGGTCTGTTGTCGCGCTCGATCAAGCGGTAAACGTTGATGCCGGTTGGAACCCAGGCGCGGATTTGACCGATGCCGCCCAGTTGACCGCTGGATTTAACAGTGAAGCCCAGTGTGGACATGCCGTAGTACTCGGCGAGTGTTTCGTTGGAAAGGCACTCGTTAACGTAAACGATTTGATGCTCTGGCCCACTTTCGTTTGATTTGGTCAGTTCCAGATAATGGCTGCAGTCTGAAACCTGTGAGTTTTCCTCAAAGACGCGCTCGGCGGTGCCGATACCTGAGGCATCTGCCGTAGATACAGCCCGAATCGCGGTTACGGCAAAGGCGACGTTTACAGAGGAATATCCACCTACGCTTGAAAAATCGTTGTTCACGGGAACGACAACTGTAAACCCATGGGTTGTATTCCAACTGCCGGTAGCGGATGTAACGGTATATGTGATACCGCTCCATCTATACAAGCTCCCTCTATTGGCTGCCACATAGACGGGGCCTACATCTACTCCAAGTGTGCCAAGAGTAGATGTGGCGGCAACATTGAACTTTATTTGCCCGACACCGGGCTTGTCGAAAGTAATCTCTCTTGTAACTGTTCCTCCTTCATTATTTCGGGCATAACCAAGAATTGCTGTTAGCCATGCGTTTACGACTTGCTGTATGCTGCCATTGTTAGATGTGGTGTCGTATTGCGAGAGTGCTGATGGGATATTTGTTTGAGGTGGTGGTTCAATGTTGCCCTCTTGCGGGTCTGTTACAAGCTCGTCGTTTAAGCGAATGTCAGCAATAGTTATAGTGTCATCGCCGTTTGTTGTGACTCTAAAACTGCCGTAGTCTGTGTCTAAGTCTATTCCCAAGATGCCGCCAGTATTTGCGTTTAAGCGGATAACTCTGTTTGTATCTATGCTGTTGATTGCAATATCCGATCCCGTACGCGGAATAAATCGGTACTCGTAGTAGCCGGCTTGGCGAGGACGAATGCGGATGTAGTTGTATTGATCGACTGGTGCATTACCAGTAACGCAGAAAACTTGCGGCATTCTGCGCCAAGGCTGCTGGGCTTGGCCGTAGACCTGAACTGGGCGTACCCAAATAGAAAAACACGATGTTCGCTCGAAGTACTTATCCATTCGAGGCGTTGTAAGCGTAATGTCCTGCTTATCGAGCTGATGCAGCTTGAAAGGAGTAGGAATTGCGTTGAAGTTGCACAAGCCGTTGGCACGGTTCCAGACTTGGCTGCGGAGTCCAATTTCGATGACTTGGGCATCACGCCGCACAGGACGGATGCTTGCCATGTGCAGACGGCAGATGTTGAAAAACGCTGCACCGCAATGTTTGTTGGGGTTGAAGACGCTGCCTTCGTAGCCGCCGAGGGGTTCGCGGACGGTGCGTGTGCCAGGGATGCCTACGGTGGCAACACCTGTGATTGCGGTGCAGCGAAATGTGATTTGCTGTGTAATACTTTTTTTCCAGGTATCAGGACTTCTTTTTTCAACGACCCATACCGAAGCACCAATAATCCATTTGGATCCGATCGCTAGCAAATCGGATGCACGGGCTCGCCACGAATCAGCAGATGCTTTTAGATCCTTGACGTTTACTTCTGTGTCTTTGAAATCTGATTGATTGAATTCTTTCCAGTTGGTACCGTTGATTTCAAATACAAGCGTGTCGTTTTCTGCCACTGGCACGATTGTCCGATTTTCGTAGGTTGTGCCGTTGTGCGCAACAAAACCCATGCGACGGGAGTAGGCACGTCCCACACCTGGCATACCGACTTGCGGTATGTCGCCTTGTGGTTGGCCTGTATAGCGGTGCAGTACATCTGCGTCGGAACCAGCGATCTTGCGGCGGCGGGCTTGGGTTTCAAACCGTGCTTCTTTATTGTCCGGGCCTTCAGTTGCTGCATAAGGCGCTGAGATGATTTCCCAGTTGAAGCGGAATGCCGTGCCGTTGTGGATTGGCTCGGCTGTTCCAAACGACGTATCCGCTTGTGGGGTGTACGCCATGGAAAATCCTTGGCTGAACTGTCCATCCTCGGTTGGAGCGGTAAAAATCTGGCGGCCAACGGTGCCGGTGGTGCCGTCCCCTTCTATGTGGGTGCCAGCGACTAAGCGTGCTGTCCTTGGTCTATTTTCGCCTAACTGGCTTGACCAGAACACTGCGTAGTCGCGGTTGCCGAGGCTGTTTAGAGCTGTGGTGCCAACGCGGATGCCGCCAAGCTCGGGAGCGTCACTGCCATACTCACCAGCAACGTAGATGCCTTCAAACGCTTGGTAGCTGCCGTAGCTGTAGATGCGGCTCCATACCAGTGCCGGAGCGAGGATCAAACCACCGGTTAGAGCGCCGTCAGCTCCAGTGCCTCGCTTGCCAAACGGGATTGGAATTGGCTGACCGTATTCGGCAAGGCTGCTGACGTTATCGAAGCTTGTTGTTTGATTGAACCGGGTAGGACCGATCTGATCAGCAAGCTTTTTGCCGCGAATTTTGGCGGGTGTTTCTAGCGCTGGTGCTTTGGGCGCTAGCAAAAGACTTACTGCTGTAAGCGCTAAGCCGATTGCAATGTTAGTTGCAATAATTGCTGCTGCACTTTTGGCTGCTGCACTCCCGCCAAATAACGCAGCAGCGCCAAAACCTACAGCAGGAAGAATTGCCTGGATATCAGGTATGTGCTCGTATTCAGCAGGGCGCACATATGTGCGCTGTACGGCATAACGGACAAAAGTTTTATACTCATCTTCGCTGCAACCAAGCGCTTCAATTAGCGCAATTTCATACGGTAGGAGCGGCGGATCATAAGACTGCCCACCGGTTTCCAGTCCACTGCGGAAATTAAGGGGTTTATGAATAGGATGCCACTCTGCCATTGGACTCCGAATTCAGGGGGCTTGGCGCCAAACAGAATGATGTCCCCATCGTAGATGGGTGCATCCAGAGTGTCGCAGTAAACCGACAGCTCCCGCAAGATGCCGCGTGGGCTTAATGTGTACCAGTGCTCTGCAACCTCCGGCGGGTTTTTGCCTAATGCTTTCAGGGCGTCCACGACCAAGTGGATGCAATCGTCGCCGCCGTACTCGTACCTTCGGCCGATCAGGTGCTCACACACTGATTTGAGCTGTAAACGGAATGCTCCCGACCTGCCAGCGATGAAGACGGCGGCCCGGGATGTTGGTTTGAACTGCGTCCAGTACTGAGTTCAGGCTGACTTGGATACTGGTTTCATCCCAGCCGCCGCTGGAACAGGTGCCCCAATAGTTGTAAAGGGTGCGCTGGACTGCTCCAGTGGAGGGTTCCCAGAGCACCGTGGTGACCTTGGCAACCCATAGGTTATCGAGGGCGTCAACGATCCAGGCGCGGGTCATCTTGATGTTGGCGAACTGAAGTGCCGCATCAAGGTTGTCGCCTTGAAGTGTGGCTACCGCTCCACCAAAGCTAAACGGCAGAAACAAGTAGCCGTCTACGTTTTGGTTGATCGCGTAGTTCTGGAAGCGGTATTGGGCGGCTTGGCCGCTGGGGCCGATGTCGAGGAGGTGACCGTAGGCGTATTCCATCAGACTCCGACAGAACGGCGGGTGGCGGCGCTGTTTTTCAGGCTGCGCATGGCGCGGCGTTCGCCTTGGATAGCGCCCTGTTGGGCAGCTTGTGCCATGCCGGCCCTGAACTGATCAGCCGTAACGTAGTCCACATTGTTGATGCGTTCCACGCTGTAGCGGACGTCGATGGGCTCCATTGCGGAGGTTGCTGTGCCACCGCTTCCACCGCCGATGCCGTTGCCAAAAACAACAGCCTCGCCACGGGCGCCACGCGAGTAGCGGGACATGGCGGCGGACATCTTGGATCGTGGAATGACGTACTCGGGCTCGCCGCCTTCGCCGATCAGAGCGCGAGTGGGGCCAGTGACAAAACCGCCCTCGGCAAAAGCCATGCCAGGAGGCATGGCCGATACGGGGACAGTGGTACCTTGCACAATGGAGCTACCCCCACCACCGAGAGCACGTAACACAGTCATAAGTAGTTGCTGTGCCAGCATTTGCGTAGCCATATCAATGAAGGCTTTGCCGATGTTTTCAAACATGCGACTAAAAGCTTCTGTGACAGTTGTTGTACCGGTAATCAATCCTGTGATGGAATCGCTGAGTGCGCGAGAAACTTCGTCTGCGATAAACCCATACTTTGCGTAAATTTGTTGCTGGCGAAGCAACGCTTGCTCTGTAGCGTCGAGCTGAGTAAGGTACTGTCCCTGCAATTCAATTTCTGTAATTTTATCTGTAATACGTTTATTTAGATCTTGTAGTTCTTGCGCAGACGCTGTTGCTGCTATATTAGCGCGGTCGGTTTCAAGATTTTGAAGTTCTCTCTGTAAAGGTATGAGTGTTTCGTAGCGGCGTGTTTGTTGTTCTAACTGCTGGTTTGCGACGTCAAGGCCGTCACCACCAAACGGAAAAGCCAGTTCGGCCTGCAGTCCAGCGAGTTGCGTGCCACGCTGCTGTCTAATGTCTTCAACGGCACGGCCGCCTTCAGCAAAAAGAATTTGCCGTGCTGTTTGCAGTCGAGCCAGGTCGAGCTGCTGCGTACGAGCTTTTATTTCATACTGCGCTTCGAGGTTAGCTCTTTGCTGCTTGTAAATAGACTCGTACAACGTGCGCTCTTGATCGGTTATATCTTGAGCAGAAAGTTGCTGTTCTAGTTGGATGTCTAGTATGCGGGCTTCAATGTTAAGGCGTGCCTGTAACTGAGATGTAGCTTCTTTTAGTGCCGCTATTTCTCCGTCTACTGCACGGGTACGTGCAATATCAATATCGGCGCTTTCTAATGTTTGTTGTATAAGTGAGACTTGAAGATTACGGATATTGTTGAGAGTTTGTAGCTGTTTTTGAGCGGCGCGTTCTGCGTCTCGTTGAGCTTTTTCTGCGGCACGCTGAGCTTCTTCGGCTTTACGCTGGCGTGCTTGCTGTGCAGCGTTTTCAACTTCAAACAGCTGCTGTGTAAAGCGTAGCTCTGCGGCTTTCAAACGTAAATTGTACTCTTGATCAGATAGTAATTTTTGCTTAAGTTGTCTTTCTAATTCTGTTGCATCATTTACGTACGCTTGTAGAGCTATTTGTCTTTCTAGCTGGAGGCGTTGGTCGACGGAAGCGTCTGCTGTCAAGCGTGTCAAAGCTACTTGCTTTTCAAGCAACGAATTCTGGCCTGCAAGATCTTCTAAACGATCTCGTGCTTCTTGGGTTAATGCTTGCTGAGGTTGCGCTTCAACAATATCAAACACTGATGTTTGAGCTTGAATACCGGGACCCGTAGGAAAGTTGTTTTTAATTGCTTCACCAAGCAA